GCCTACCATTTATGACGGAACTGATGACTACCCAATAGAGGCAGAAAGAGTTGGCTGGTGGTTCGATGGCTATGGTAAGTCTGTATTAGATGAAGATGACGAACATAAAGGTTTGTTTGGAATCTCTATAACTGAAGAGGAAGCTGACAAAACTCCTTATTATGAGATAGTTCATCCAAAAGGTTGCTTTACAGGTGATTGGAGAGAACCTACTGAAGAGGAATGGAGAGCAGATCAAAAGCAAGCTGTTGCGGACGGAAGATTGTCTGTCTGATGCCTTACTTTAGATCATCACTAGGAATTGATTTTCCAAAAGCTCCCTATATTGGTCAGGTTCATTATGACTTCGATCTAAAAAGAACCTTCAGATACCAAGAAAAAGATTTTGGTGACTGTATTTTAAAATCAACAATAGATTGGTTTCATTGGGTCGATATAACTGATAAAAAACTGTTATGACTTTTGGGGCAAGATCAACCTGTAATAGTCCAGGTGGTTATGCTGCTTTTTTGTAATCTTGAGAGCTATGACCCTCATACTCTACTGAACAATTTTACAAATGATATTACAAGTTCTCATCGAAGATTTAGTAGTGGGTCTAAAGGGGTTCTTGGTCTACTCCTAATATTAAGCTACTAAATAAGCTAACTTGATCTGTAAGACCTCACTCTTTTTTATTACATTAAAAACATGGACATTAAAGATAAATTAGTACGAACCACTGTTCAACTAAGATCTTCTCAACATAAAGCATTAGAGAATCTTAGTGCCCCTGGTAAGTCTATTTCAGCTTTAGTAAGAACTGCTCTTGATAAATACTTAGATCCTTATTATGAGCAAAATTACGAAAATCAAAAGCTGGACAAAATGCTTGAAGAAGCTGAAAGTCGAATGGAAAGACTAAGCGAAGGTGTTACTGAAATGGAAGACATTTTTGCAGATTTAAAAAGCAAAGTTTGACTATGAGTAAGCCGTATTTTCCAGAAAATAAATATGTGGGTATGATTTTTTACAACCCCAACACTAAAAAAACTTATCAATATGCTTATCCTTATAGTCCAGAAGAACGCTTTCCTACTATTCCTAAATGGATAGAGATAACAGACGAAGAATAGTTATTTAGGGTACTTTTTTGTTACTTTTCTATATGTCCAGTGCATTTGCAGTTGCTCAATCCACCAGATGACTCTATGTATTCCTGTATGTTTTCGTGTAGGTGTTTTTATAGCAGATAATCTTGACTCTAGTTCTATTACACGCATCATTGCAGTAGATAGCACAGCTTCAGCCCTTGCATGATTTTTCATAAGGTCTATGCAGAAGGCTTTTATTTGTTCTATATCTTCACAAGCCCAAACTTCTCTACATCTCATTTCCACTGCCAATTCTGTTTCGGGGGACAGTTTTTTATGAATCATCTTCATAAACCCATCGTCTTTCATCGTGGTAAAGATGATACAGGTCTACCTGGAAATAACTGCTGCTCTAAAAAATCTACTGCTCGGTCATCAACATCATTAGATGTTTGCTTGCAGATGGCTCGTAACAAGTCCACAATTAACTGCTTGCAAGCTGACGTAGAAAGGAACTTCAGTAACAGAGGTTTTAAAAACTTTACCATTTGTGTATGTTATCTATTCCAAACATACCAAACATTAGCGGTTTTGGCCTTCTAACCTACTTACGTCCTTTTCAAGTTGATTTACTCTACGAAATAATTCGATAATATCTTTTTCTCTTCTTCTACTAACATTAGATAACACCATCACGAAAGCCGTTGCTGCAACTCCAATTAATACAGGATAAATCTCAGACATTGCCGTAATATATAATTATGCTTAGTATGACTAATAAATCCTAGTTATGACAGATAAAGCAATCGAAAATAAAAAAGAATTAGATGATGATAAGCCTGATTATCAGGAAAAAATAATGTTTTTGGTTAGCACTACTGCTCAAGGAGCTATTCTTTCTTGGTGTTTAATTGTCTTATCTCTTGGATATATAAAACTTCCCAATAAACTATTTGGTATGGACATTCCAGATCAACCTAGAGTAGATAGTACATTTGCAGCAGGTTTATTAGGAAACATATTAGCTGGATGGGGTGTTTCTGTTGGTGCTGCTACAGGTGCAAAAAAGAAAAAGAAAGAAGGTGAAAACGGTACTATCAGTAACTCCAGTGGAGGTGTTAGTACTATCATAATAAAACAGCCAATAGAGCTAATTACAACCAAACCCGAAGTAATCAAAGTCGATCCAAAAAAATGAAAAAACTTCTTCCATTCTTGTTTTTGTTTTCAGCACCAGTTTATGCTGATATAACTTCTTCTATCAGTTCATCTGTAAAGCTAGAAGTTTCAGCAGCAGCTACAGCAGCAGATCGTATTGGAAACTCATATAGTGTTTCTGGAACGGGAGTCAACACAACAGATGGTACAACTGCTGGAAGTATTGGAGGATTAGGTGCAGCAACTAACGGAGTAAACGCTTATACACCAATTACTGCATCTCAGCTAACTGACGGGGAAAGTTTCAATTACACGGTTTCTCACACTACTGGAGATACAATTGGAACAAGTTTAACCACAGGTGAAGTTAGTGCTTTTGGTGATTTGACGAGTACTTCGGGAGGTACAGCTACGAATTTAGCTGGTACTGTGGATAATCACGTCATTACAATTACAGCAGGATCTCAAGGTACAAGTGCCACTGGACAATATGTAACTACAGTAACGGTAGACTAATGAATCATGCAGAGGCTTTTACTACTATTCTTTTTATATGTTTTACCAGCTAATGCAAATATTGTTCCAAACTTTACAACTGGTACGATGTCCAGCACGACTTCTACAACTTCTACTCTCTCAGAATCTATTACTAGCAAAGACTTCAAAACAGGCTACGAATATACAGTTACAGGCACAGGAATATCACATGATGGAGGAAGTATGTCTCCTACCGCAGTTGAAGTTAATGGAACTGTAGGAGGTACTACTTATAAATGGACAGGAGCAGATATGACAACAAAACCAAACTGGACACAAACAAATCCAACATCGGGAAATTCCTTTCAATTTACGGAGACCTATCATGGCCCTGGTTTGCAGAACATAACGACAATCCAAAGAGACATAACAACAGAATCCGTTACTACTACTACCTCTGTGTTCTCGCAATAATACTAAGCCCTGTAAAAGTTTTAGCCAATGCCGTCAGCCAAAGTAATAGTGGATCAGTAACTAATCAGAACTGGAATGTAAATAATGGTAGCTTTCATACGAACCAATATGGAGGTGGGGTTGTATGTCAGGGAGCAATGATGACCATAACTCCATTCACTACTTTTAATTCAAATTATCGCAAACCTTTTAGTCATTTTTATGAAACACCAGTGTACGATCCAACAGATATTAAAGGTGACTTCGATGATGATGGTAATGCTATAGGAGATGGTACACCCGATAACCCAGGTAATATTCTTTACTATCAACAGAATTATTCTGGAACGAATAAAGATAGTTATGCACTGGGTACTGGTTTAACTCTGAATTTTTCTATTCCGTTAGATAGACAACTAAGTAGACAATGCAAAGAGGCTGCTGCAACTCAAACTAATATACAAAAACAACAATTAAAAAACTTAGAACTTGATTGGCATTTTGCCAGATTAAAGCATTGTGGTGAGAAAAAGATTGCTGGAATACGTTTTACAAAAGACAGTCCTTATTATGATCTTTGCTCTGATATTGAAATAACACCTCGTGCAGGTCAGGTATTACCTCATACTCATAAATTAAAGCAGTAGACAAGCACGGGTATTAACTTGCCTACCTAGACACCCTATTCTTCGCCAAGATAAATAAGGTTTTTTTATTCTACTTTATCTTTCTTCTTTGTGAGCTTTTTAACGATATTTTTTACTAACGGTTTGATGACATTAAGAAGTAGTGGACTACTGGCAGCGACCAAGCCAATAACAGCAGTAGATACAATAGTAGAAACCTCTGGAATGTACTGATCCTTGAATGGTACGTCTTCATAGAGAGTTATACATCTAGTCCCATCTTCGCTTTTTTCATGGCCGATGACACGTTCCAATCGTGAACTGTTACGAAAATCTCCTACTCTTTGATCTTTTGGCCCAGGGCAGGGAACTACTTTTATCTCTTTCTTTTCTTTCGGTATATCTGGTTTTACTTCTTCTTGCATTGGTGTTTCAGGATTCTCCACTCTTTTTTCCTGCTCTTTATTTTCAACAATCTGTATCTTTCTTCTGTTATATAAAAGAGGTTCAAATGTAGGCATAGAACCATACGGACAGGAAATAGTTGTACCTGTTGGGTCGTCATCATATAACGCAGTATTCTTAGGACTTGCATCCCTATGATATTTCACACATCCAGGTAATTTTATAGATGGTGGTGGTACGTTTAATACTTGATATGGAATATGTAATGGTATATCTATGTTTATTTCTGGAATAGAAATATTAGGAATATCAATCGAAGGCATCTCGTTTCTTTAATATCTCTACTTCTGCAAAACATTTAGGGCAGGATAAGTTAGTCATTATTGAAAATTCAGGATAACCATTCATTCCATCTTCAATATCAATATCACCACCTATTATTAATTCTGTATTGCACCAATAACAGTTCATTAGAATTTAGGAAGTTTAGTTGTAGGTAGAGATGGCCCTGTCATTTCTGGTAAGCCCTGATCTAATATTTTTGGCATAAGTCCTTGAACATTACCAAGAACTTCGTTCATTAATTTTGATTTAAACTGTTCTGATGTTACATATTTATAACCAAAGTAACTTCCACCGATGACAGATGACACCAGTACGAAGGAAACTATAGAAAGAATGTTCGCTATTTTTTGAAACATGATAAAAGAAGTCCTTAATAAAATGGTAGCACCACTTACGTTGACTGTGCTGCTTCTTCTACTGGGGTTAATGCCTCTGTATCTGATGGCTGCACTGCTTCGGGTTCAGCTTCAAGAATCTGCTGTTCCAAAATCTTCATTGCACCAGTAATTTCAATCATGGCAACTTGTAAATTTTGTCTTTCTTGTGCAAGTTGTTGCAGTTTTTCTTGTAGGTTCATAATTTAAGAATAAATAGCTTTACCTGTAGTTATAGCAGCATCAATGGCTGTAAAACTTTCTGATGTCCAGATAGAAGTCGTACCATCAACTTTTGTGTAAGCTTTAATAATTTCAAGATGTTCAGTATTTCTCTGAATCATTGCTTTCCATTCAGCTTCAGTATCAGAAGATCCTGTTCTCGTACCATATGCAGCAAAGTTAGCATCTGCATTGATTACAGTTACGCTATCTCCAGCAGCAGAAAAGATTGCTGCGATTTCATCTGCGGTTTTTTCTTCCATAATAAAAATTAGGTTACTTGTAGTTTACCCTGCTTCGAGGGCTGTAACTTTTGTTGATAACTCTTTTATTGCATTTACAAGAATCGGTATTAATTGATCTCCTTTGAATTTAAGGTTATCAGAATCTTTATTATCAATAACTACGCTATCTGAACCTTCTAAAGCAAGAATATCTTGAGCATAGAATCCGTATCTCTTGTCACCTGTTTTTTCATCAGACTCACGATTTTTTCTAAACCAGAATGATTTTGGCTTTAATTGATTTACAAAATCTAAACCATGAGAAACAACACCATCTTCAATCTTATCTCTTTCATCAGAAGTAACTGTGAAGGCTACTTTTATAAAAGCATTAACAATTGCGTTATCTCCTAAACAAATTTGATTACTCCCTGTTGTAATATTCCCAGATGGAGAGTTACTTCTACCAGAATCTAATCCTAATAACACATTATTTGATCCTGTGGTGATAGACTTTCCTGCATCTTGCCCGATAATAGTATTAGTATTGCCTGTTGTTATGAGAACACCAGATTGATTACCAATTGATATATTATAACTACCAGTTGTGTTGCCTGACAAAGCACTTTTACCAATCGCAGTATTAAACTGTCCAGTAGTATTTGCATCTAAAGCAAAAGAACCTACGGCTACGTTATCTGCTCCAGTTGTGTTATTTAGTAAAGCATGATAACCAACAGCAGTATTATCATTAGCTGTAGTATTGTTTGCTAACGCAGCACCACCAAGGGCTGTATTTCTACCGCCAGTTGTATTGTCAAACATTGCATCAATACCAACAGAAACATTATCAAATCCAGTTGTATTTGCTTGTAGTGAACCTTTACCAGCAGCAGTGTTACTATATCCAGTTGTGTTTGCTCCTAAAGCTACATAACCAACAGCAGTGTTGTTACTAGCAGTAGTATTTGCATCTAAACATTGAAGACCAACAGCTACGTTTTGCGTTCCCGTTGTATTAGCATTTAACGCCATCATTCCAACAGCAGTATTTTCTCCTGTTGTGTTTGAAGCTAAAGCACGATCTCCAATAGCTGTATTATGACTTGCAGTTGTGTTTGAACTAAGGGCAGTATTTCCTAAAGCAGTGTTTCTACCTCCAGTTGTGTTTGCTTTGAGTGAATCCTTACCTACAGCAGTGTTATTGGATGCAGAGGTATTATTTTTTAATGAATCTTGACCTACGGCTGTGTTACTACTACCAGTTGTGTTAGCAGAAAGAGATGCCTCGCCTAATGATGAATTGTTATTTCCAGTAGTGTTAGCATCTAGAGCAACAGAACCTACGGAAGTGTTAGAACTTCCAGTTGTGTTTGCATATAAAGCTAAAGAACCTACAGCAGTGTTATTTGCAGCCGTGGTATTTGATCCCAAAGCATTATCACCCATTGCAGTATTGTCATTACCTGTAGTGTTTGCATATAAAGCTGCATAACCCACTGCATTATTATCTGTACCTGTAGTATTTGCTTGTAAACAGTTCCCACCAACTGCCGTGTTATTACTTGCAGTTGTGTTGGAATCCAACGCATTAGCACCAACCGCCACGTTTTGTGTACCAGTTGTGTTTAGTTCTAAAGCTTTAAAACCAATACCTGTATTGCTACTTGCTGTGGTGTTTGTCTGTAAAGCTCTATCTCCCATAGCCACATTACTTGCACCAGTTGTATTTGCTCCTAAAGAGTTATTACCTACCGATACGTTATGATCTCCTGTAGTATTAGCATCAAGAGCTAAAGCACCTACGGCAGTGTTTAATGTCCCAGTTGTGTTTTCTTGTAAAGCATTTGCACCAAAGGCAGTATTATAACTAGCTGTTGTATTTGCAGTTAATGTGCTGTTACCACATCCAGTATTTCCACTTCCTGTTGTATTTGCATCTAAAGAAAATCTGCCAATGGCAGTATTCTGAGAGCCAGTAGTGTTAAGATTTAAAGCTGTAAATCCCACAGCAGTATTATTTGTACCTGAAGTATTTTCTGATAAAGCATTTTTACCAATAGCAGTATTATTTCCACCAGTAACAGAAGCATCTAAAGCTGTTTCTCCAAGAACTGTGTTACCAGAAACAGAGTTTGCACCTTTACCTATATTTACTGAATTTATTGTTGCATCAGCAGCCGAAGTTAAACCACCAGTTAAAGTTCTTAAATCAATCCAGCCATCATTAGCTGAATTTCTCATTTTTAAAATATTATTACTTGTATCAGCCCACAACATATAAGCTGCTGTCGTACTAGGAGCAGAACCAGAACTATTATTTGTTAATACCGCCTGTAATACATTATTTAAATCCGTCCTGACGTTAGCTCCAGTGGAGTTATCTATTACATAATCATGTGTAGCCATTACTTAACTCACTTTTTCTTTTAAGTATATCTTAA